CCACGCTTGCACCTGCTCGACGATCGGCGTGAGCACGGGCACGAGCGCCGTGCCTATCGACAGGCGGATCGCTTCAAACGTGTCGGCGAGCCACGCTTGTGCCTCTTGGTATTTCCGGATGGACTCGACGTCCATGCCGGAAATCTCGCCAATGCGCTTTTGCATCGCCTCGGCGGCGTCGATGGCCTCCGGCCCGCGCTTCAACGCCGTGATGAGGCCCTCGATGCCGAGCGTGTTCCCCAGGAGGACACGTTGCGCGTCCGGCATGCCTTGCATGGCCGTCGCGAGGTCGCGCAAAATGTCGATGGCTTGGCGCGGCTGGCCGGTCGCAACGTCCGTCAGGTCGATCTTGAGGTCCTTGAAGACCTGCGCGGCGTCCTTGTTCTTGCCCGCCGCGATTTGGCCGAGCGTCTGACTGAGGCCGGCGAGGTTCTTGTCGAGCGTGCCGGCCGCGATGCCGCTGTCCTCGGCCCAGCGCGTGAGCTCTTGGAGTTTCTCGACCGGGATGCCGACCTCGGCCGCGCGGTCGCCGAGTTTTTGCACCTTGTCGACCGTCTCGTCCAAGATGCGGTCGAGCTTGTAAATGATGGCGCCGATACTGAAGCCGGCGATAAACGTGCCGATGCCCGAGAATACCGTCTTGACGGTGCCGCCAAACTTATCGACGAGGCCGGAGAGATAGGTAAACGCGCCGCCGAGTTTGTCCTTGATGGTCGCGCCGAGGAACCCGGCGTGCGTCTTGAGGCCCTCAAAAACGCCCGCAAGGTTGGTTTGGATGCGCTCGCGGATGCTCGCGAGCGGGCGCTCTATCTCCTCGACGGCGGCGGCGACTTGCTCGACGGCATCCGTCGCGGCGGGCGCGACGTCCGGCGCGTGGATTTTCGCCCATGGCGGCGGCTTGAGGCCGCCCTTGGCCTCCCATAACCGCCGTTGCTCCTCGATGCTCCGCGCGACGTCGGCGTTGATCTCGGCAACGCTCCGAGAGCCCGCCTCGACCCGGGCGAGGAGCGCGTCGAGCTCGCCCGCCGACGCCGCCTCGACGGACTTGGCGACCTCGCCAATCCCCTCGATGGACTTGGTAATCGAGTCGATAGCCGGCGTCGCCTTGTCGACGACCGAGACGACCGCCGTAACGGACGTGGTAACGTCGCCCGCCATGCGTCATCGCTCGAGCGCCGCCGCGCGGGCCTTGGCGATGCGGTGCCCGTGCCATTCCCACTCGAGGAACGCGGCCACGGACAGTCCCAACACGACGGACGGCGCGCAATGGAAGAACCACGCCACGTCAAAGGCCCGGCTCACGGGGTCCGGGCCCGCCGACCGAAAAAAGAGACAATTTGGAGCATGACGTCAAACCAGTCGCCCGGGTCGAGTTGCAAGACGCTCGACATGGGAATCCCGGCGAGCCGGACGATGTAGTCGTTCACGAGGCGCGGGTCGACCTTGGCGCGGTTAAAGACGTCGAGCGGGAGCTCTTGAATGTCCGCCACCTTGAGCGGCCGCAACGTGAGCGCCTCGAGCCGCTCGCCATGCGCCTCGATAGGGACGGTAAGCGGCACCGTCACGGGCTGGCGGCCGACGGGCGCCGGGGCGGCGGGGGGAGGCGCCGCCGCCTCGGCGAACGTGTCGGACTTGTCCACCACACGCAACGGACTCTCGGCGGGATTCGTCGTCATGCGGCGAGGAGCTCCTCGCAGCCCATGCCTTGCCACGTGACCTCGAACGACCCTTCGGCCGTGTTGAGCTCGCGGGCGTCCGTCGTCCACGCCTCCCGGAGCACGTAGACCTTGCCGTTACTGAGCTCGAGCGTGACGGTGACGGCCGTCATCCGCTGGAACGCTTCCACGGAGAGGCCGCCCGTGTCCGTGAGCGTCGCCTTGACCTCCGGACACCGCGGCTTTTCCGTGTAGCCGTGGATCATGTCTTGCCCGGCGATGCCCTCCCGCTCGAACAAGTCGGGCGAGATGGTCAAGTCGCCGCGCAAGAGGTATTGCGTCCCGTCCACCTTGAGGAACGCGACGCCGCCGACCTTGTGTGCTGCCATCGCCGTCCTCCCTTACGCGGCCGCCGCCGAGGCCAAGGCTTGCGCGGAATACTGCAAGCGGAATTGCACGAGCATGGCGAAAATCCGGAGTTGGTTGGTCAAGTCCGGCGGGAGGAGGACGTTGACGCGGTTCGGGTCGACCGAGTCGCGCTCGACAATCAGGAACTTTTTAAACGCGTCCATGTTTTCGACCATGCCGAGGTCCTCGAGGGCCGAGTATTGCGCGACGAGCTCGGCCTTGAGGATGCGGGGCGTCACGATGGCTTGCCCGGCGCCGAACCGCGTGCCGTCGTTGGCGAGTTTGTGTCTCGGGAATTTGCTCAGGATCGCCATGCGGAGCGTCCGGACGAGGTATTGCAGCGTGGCCGGCGTTTGCACGTCGAGCCACGACGGGTCCGCTTGGCCGTAGGCGTTTTTCTGGTACGTCGTAATCGACCGCTCGATATGGACGAGGTCATCGATGCCGGCCGTACACGTCGCGATGCCGCTATAGAGCAAAGACTGGCGGTCGCCGACGGTGAACCGCTTGCCCCGGGGCGCGAGGACGATGCCGACGAGCTCGAGCGTTTGGAGCGGCCGCGCCGGGTCAGCGCGCAGCCCGACGGCGGCCTCGGCCGTGAGCGCGGCGGCGATGCGCCACGCCGGAGACGGCGAGTCGGGCGGGAATCCCATGACGGTGCAATGCGGGTCGTTCCGCGCCTTGCCGAACGTCGAGAGGCTTTGGACGGTATCGGGCCGCGCCGTGAACGCGTGGCCGTAGAGTTGGACGCTCCACGCCCATCGCCCCGACGCGTCGTTGAACGCGGTATAGACCGCGTCGAGGACGGCCGTGTCGCTCCAGCCGAGGCCGACGTAATCGTATTCCGCATCCGCAAGTGCCGTGAGGCCCGCCGTGACGTCCGGGACGCCCGCGCCGCCGGTAAACGCCGTCACGGCCACCGTGAGGCCGGGCGGCGTGTATTCGTTGCCGGAGAGGCCCCGGAGGTTCAGGCCGAGCTCGAGCGTGTTGGCCACCGTGCCGGGCGTCTTGGTCGTGAGCGTGACCACGCCCGCCACGGCGGCCGCCGTCACGGCCGCGAACGGGTCGGCCGTCATGAGGTCGGCGAGCGCCGTGCCGATGGTCGTCGGCGTGCTCGTCGCCGTCACGCCGACGGCATAGCGGACGGCGCCGACGTAGACCGCGATGGTGCCGGACGCCGTCGGCGTGCCGGTTATGGTGACCGTGGCCGTGGCCGAGGCGGCGCCGGCCGGGTCCGGCACGGCGACGCACCAGAGCTCGCCCGTCGGGTCGTTCGCCCGGTACGTTTCGACCATGTCCCACAGCATCGACCCGGCGCCAAAGAGCGCGGCCGCTTGGTCGGCGCCCGACACGAGGACGGGCGTGTTCGTCGGCGCCGTGCCGGCGGTTTCCTTGTGGCCGAGGAGGCACGCCGGAGCCGCCGTTGCCAAGTAGCCGGCCGCCGACGGGTCAAATTCTGCCCAGAAAAGCGGAACCCGGAGATTGGCCGGGATGCGATTAAACGAGACGGGCATGGCCTTACTCCTCCTCCGTCACGGGGCCGGCGTCTGGCGCCGAGTACGGTTCGGGGGCCGGCGGCCAGAGCTCCTCCGGCGAGATATGAAACTCGACCTCGACGCGGCCGTCCGGGCCCGGGTAGCCGCCGGGATAGCCGTCGGGCGGCGTGGTCGGATGGCCGGTCGTATTCGGGTCGGCCGCCGGGTCGATGACGTCGACGTCAAACCACGCGGTTAGGAACTTGTCCGTGATGATTGGCTCGGCGATGCACGTATAGTTGAGCGTGATCGTGATCGTGGCGGCGGCGGTGCGCCGGTCGGACTCGTCGACGCGGGCGAGCTCAATCCGCGTCTCGAGGCGCTCGAGGCCCTCCGTGCCGGCAATCCACGCCGGGTCCGTCAAGAACGCCTGCGAGAGCGCCACCGTGACTTGCGCGCACAATTCGTCGAGCGGCGTGGCCGTGTCGAGCCGGAGCCGCGCGTCGGCGTCGAGCGTCTCGTCCGTCACGAGCTCCACGAGACATTCAATCGTGAGCTCGACCGATTGCCGGAGTTGAATCGCCGTCATATTGCCGAGGCCGAGCGGGACGCCGCGCTCCGAGAGCGTGTAGACGCCG